AATTATATAGCTAAAAAAGCTAACCTAGATTTGAAGACTGCTGTTGATAATGACGAGGATGAATATCTGACTGATCAAGAGTTGAGTCAAAGAAACAAAATACGAGAACTTGAAACGACAGTAAATAAATTAACTAGAAGCGAGCAGGAAAAGCAAATTGTTGAAGCTCAAAAAGAGATATATAATTTTGCCAATTCAAAAGATGAAGAAGGCAACTTGAAGTATCCTCATTTTGAGAGAGTAAGGCAAAATATGCAATACTTTTTCACTATGCCAAATGCTGACCCTGACTTAACTCTTGAACAGGCATATAATAAAGCAATTTTATTAGATGACGAATTAAGAGAGGAAAGGGAAAGAGAATTATTATTAAGCGCTGAATTAAGCAAAAAGAAAAAGCTTGAGAAAGCTAAAAGCTTAAAAAAATACTCTTCTTCATCTAATAGGATTGACACTGTTTTGTTAAGCCCTAAAGAAGCTAATAAACAGGCTTTGTCAAAACTATTTAGTTAATTAATTGTAGTTTTAAGTTTATTTTTTTAACAATTAATAAACTTTAAAATGACTAATCCTAACATTTCGCAAATTGCGACTACTACGTTAGATAACTATAAAAAGTCAATTACTGACAATGTTATCAACAACCATCCTCTTCTTCTTAAATTAAAAGAAAAAGGTAATATTATTAAAGAAACTGGCGGTAAGTCTTTCCAAGAAAAGATCAGCTATGCTTCAAACGGTACTGTTCAATGGCAGGGTGAATATGACACTTACAACACAACTCCACAAGATGTTTTAAGTTCTGCTGAGTTCTCTCAAAAAATCTTAACTGGTACTATTACCATGACTGATTTGGAGAAACTTCAAAATGCTGGTAAAGAGCAAATCGTTAATCTAATGGATGCTAAAATGAAAGTTTTAGAATCTTCATTGAAAAACGAGTTAGGTTCTGCTATTTATGCCGACGGTACTGGTTCATCTTCTCAAGAAATAGGTGGCTTACAGCTTCTTATTGCTGATGATCCAACAACTGGAACAGTAGGTAATATCAATAGAGCTTCTTACACTTTCTGGAGAAACCAACTTTATGATTTCTCTGTTGAATCAAAGACTGCTAGCTCTACTAGTATTCAATCTGCTATGAATACTCTTTATAGAAGATGTCAATCTCAAGTTGGTGAATTACCTGATCTAATTTCTGCTGACTCTACTTACTTTGGATATTATGAAGATTCACTTCAAACAATTCAAAGATTTACAGATGAAAAAACCGCTGCTTTAGGTTTTGACAATCTTAAATACAAAAGTTCAGTAGTGATTTACGATCCAGAATGCCCTTCTGCTCATATGTACTTCATTAACACTAAGCACGTTTACTTAAAGCATTTAGGTGATTTCTTCGCTGTTTCTGATTCTAACAGACCAGTTAATCAAGGCGTTGCTGTTAAGGCTCTTACTTTCACTGGTAACATGACCATTGATAATGCAAGAGTTCATGGCGTTATGATTGCTTAGTTTTTTAATTTTAAATATTTTATATCATGTCGAATTTCGTTCCAACTGGTCAAACAATCATCCCTCAAGCGATTGATGAGACTTCAACAACTCAAAAACTACCTTTAGGCACGAGAGTAGAAGCAAAAGATGTCGCTTCTACTGCCTATGGTGTTGGCGAATTTATCTATTTAGAAGGCGTTGCTTCAACTGCTGTTGGTAGCGTTGCCTTAATAGATCAAGATGACTTTTCAACTTCTTTAGCAGTAGCTAATGATGTTGGTTATCTTGCAGTTGCAATGTCCGCTAATGTTGCTAACCAATATGGCTGGTATCAAGTAAAAGGTAAGGCTGTTATTAAAGGTCTTGCTTCTTTAGCTGATAATGCTTCTTTATACTTAACTTCAACCGCTGGATCACTAGATGATGCAGTTGTTGCTGGTGATAGAGTTAAGGGTTACGCAAAAACTGCATCAGCTCTTGATACTCCATCTACTGGACTTGCTGAAGCTGATATCGTTAATCCATTCGTGGATAATGGTGAAGCCGCTTAAAACTAATTGAGGGGGTATAAAAGCCCCCTCTTTAATAACAAAAAAATATTTTATGACTGATTTAGTAAAAATGACAGAGCACGAAGGTGTGGCTTATGGTTCAAACAAAGTATTCTTTGAGGAAAGAATCAAGACAGACAAAAACGGCAAAGAAACAGTTGTTGTATATACTAACATAAAAAGCGGTAATGATAGATACGCTCATTATTGCCAACCAACAAAAGAAAGAAAAATTATAACTCCTGAGAAAGAGGTTATATTTGTTGATGAAAAAGATTTATATAAAAGAGCCTATGATAAGTTTTTAGCTAAGAAAGAAGCTTTAAAACCAGCTCCTAAAAGAAGATCTAAAGCAACTAATCAAGAAGTAGCAAATCAAGAAATTGCAAATATTAAAGAATAATGACACTTTTAACTCTTGCACAAGACATTTTAAAAGAGACTAAAGCAAGCTCAATACCTACCACTATTATTGGTAATAATCAAGATAGTGCAAAACAAGTATTACAAGCCCTTAAAATCTCTATTAAAGACTTAGCAAGATCTTATGAGTGGCAAGAATTACAAAAAGAACATACTTTTACAGGGGTAGTGAGTCAAAATAATTATTCACTACCTACTGATTTTGACAGGTTCATTAATAGAACATTTTGGAATACTAGCAATAATAGAGAGGTTTTTGGCACAACAACAGCTAAAGACTGGAGATTCCTTAATAATAATGTAAATAGTGGCTCAATTGAAGAAAGATATAGAATAAGAGCTAATGAAATTCTCATTTACCCTACGCCAACAGCTACTGATAATTATATTGTTGAATATATATCAAGCTACATTGTAAATAGTAGTGGCGGTAGTGGTCAAACAGATTGGCAAGCTGATACTGATGTGCCAAACATTGATGACTACATAGTCAGATTAGATGCAACATGGCGGTTATTAAATATGCAAGGTCGCCCTTATGCTGAAAAACAAAGAGAAAGAGATTTAGCCCTAGCCGAAAGGGTTGGTGCTAACTCAAGTAAAGAGACTATTTATCACAATTATAATAGTGGTTATAACAACAGAATTATTAAAATACCTAATAATATTGGTTTATAATGACTGTATTTACACAAAGGCAATATTTAGGGATTGAAAGAGAAAGATCGGGGCAAGCTCAAAGAGCTAATGTTTCAAGCCCTTTTGGCGGTCTCAATACTAGAGATGCAGAAAGCGCGATGGAAGCAACCGACGCTCCTATTATGGAAAATTGGTTCCCATCTCAAGGTAAAGTAACTACTAGAAAAGGTTTCACCGAGTACGCAACTGGATTAACTGGTAATGTTGAAACTTTGGCAGAATTTAACGCAGGCTCAGTAAGAAAGTTTATTTGTGCTAATGCGGATGAAATAAATGATGTTACAAATCCTGCTAGCATTAGTAATTTGGGTAGTGGTTTTACCAATGCAAGATGGCAAACCGCTAATTTTAATGGCAATATGCTATTGGTTAATGGTTCAGATACTCCGCAAGTTTATGATGGCTCAAGTTTGAGTAATAGTACAATTAGCGGTAGCGGTTTAACAGTTACAGAGCTAAATGGCGTTAATATTCATAAGAATAGAGTGTATGCTTGGTCTACAGATAGCCAAGATTTTTGGTATGGTGCAACAAATGCGATTGGTGGTACTTTTACTAAGTTCCCTTTATCGAGAGTTGCTCCAGCTGGGGGTAATTTAATTGCCATGGCTACTTGGAATCATGATGGTGGCGATGGTGTTGATGATTACGCTTTATTTGTTATGAGTAGCGGTGTTTGTATATTATATGACGGCTCTGATCCAGGTGATGCTACTAATTGGTCTTTGGTTGGTATATTTAAGATAGGCGCACCTCTTGCAGTTAGAGGCATAGCAAAGGTTGGTGGCGATGTTGCAATCATAACTACGCAAGATTTTATCTTTTTTTCGCAAGTTTTTCAAGCTGGCGGTAATAAGATAAATGATACTAAGCTAAGTGGAGCAGCGATTAATGCTATTAATTCTTATCAATCGAATTATGGTTGGGAGGTAGCAACATATCCTAAAGCCTCTATTGGTGGTTGGCTTTTATTTAATGTGCCAGTGGCAACAAATTCGACTTATCATCAATATGTTATTAATACAGTAACAGGGGCGGCGACAAAATTTACAGGTATGAATGCCAGAACTTGGAGTTTGTATAATGACAATCTTTATTTTGGCGAATCAACGAAGATAATGAAAGCCGACGATGGGTTAAATGATAATGGAGAGTTTATTGTGTGTGATGTCCAGGCCGCTTATAGTGATTTAGGAACTCCACAAGAAAAAGTAATTAATAGTTATAGAAATGTAATTAAGGTTGATGGTAATGTTGTTTTGAATACAACAATTAGCTTTGATTACGGACAAAGCAAAATATCTCAAGATGTTTCTTCAGTATCAACTGGCACGCCTTGGGGTTCACCTTGGGGTTCGCCCTGGTCGCCAGTTAGCAGAACAAGAAGCGAACTTGTTATTGGTAGTGGTGAAGGTGTGGCTCTAGGTATGAGAATTAAGGTTAGTCTAAAAGGTCAACAAATTGACTGGTTTAGAACTGATTATAGCGTTAATATTAATAATATTTTATAATTGTTATGGGATTTGGTAAATCTTTTAAAAAGGCAGTAGGTAAAGTTGCTAGCTCTATTCCTGGTGTAAGTGAGCTTGGAAATAAAGGGCTGCTTGGCCCTGTAACTGAGCAATCTTTAGATGTTTACAATAGAAGTAGGCAGAATGCAGGTCTAGCACCTGTGAAAGCAGAACAAATGACAGCTGCCAACGTATTCCGCAGCTTATCACCAGCACAGCAAAAAGATTTATTGATCAATAATCCAAACATTGAGACTGCACTAGGTAGCCAATATTTTGATCCATTAACCAATACAATCAAATTACAAGAATCTGATTTCACAAAAGAACAAAGACTAAGACAAGAAGCTTTAGCAAAAGGTTTAACTAGTCAATTAGGCGGAGAATTACCATCAACTGATCCTACAGCTAGGTTTGAGCAGGGAAGAGAGTTATTAGCCCCTCAATTCCAAGAAGATAGAGAAAGGTTAGAACAACAACTGGCGGATCAAGGAATCCCAAGAGGCAGCGAAGCCTTTAATGAAGAGTTAAATAGATTAGAACAATCACAAGCAAGACAATTACAAGAGCTTTCTTTTAATTCGGTGCAAACTGCCGAGGCACAAAGAGCAGCGAGATTTAATGAAATATCTTCTTTACTTGGTCAACAACAAGTCGGCGGTATTGGATTTAATCAATTTCAACCGCAAGCAAGCGGTCTTGATTTATTTGGTGCAGAACAAGCAGCAATAAATAGAGATTTTCAAAATATGCTAAGTCAAAGACAGAACAGCACAGCAAAAAGAAATGCTTTAATTGGTGCTTTAGGTAGCTTAGGCAGTTCAACACTGGGTGCGGCAGGTGAAGCAGGGGGTTTTGGAGCGTTATTTTCAGATAGAATATTAAAAGAAAATATAGAGCTAGTAGATTATAGTAATACTGGTATTCCGATTTATCAATTTGAGTATATTAATAAAAATTACGGACAAGGTCGTTTTGAAGGTGTAATGGCTCAAGACTTAATCGATATTAAACCAGAGGCTTTAATTGTTGATAAAAGCGGTTATTACAAAGTAGATTATTCTAAACTTGATGTTAACTTTAAAAAATTAAACTAATGGCGGTTAATAGAAGAATTTTACAACAAGCTTTAGCCAACGCAGGGCAAAT